TATTGTTTCTTGTGGGAATTGGTGCGCTTCATTTATCCAAAGTATATCACGTGAACGACCGTGAATTTTGTCTGGTGTATCTGCTCCATAGTAGCTTATCGTGTTTCCGTTTAGCGTATAGCTATGGTCTGTTTTGTTATGGTTTTTATCATTGTAAAGATTACAGCTTATTAGCACGTCTTTAAAGTCTTTCCAAGCAGTAGCTTTCAAAGCTGTGAAAGTATCACGGCAAATATCTATTTCCATACCGCTATACATTAAGCAGTAATCTATTAAGAAATAAACAGTTGCGTATGTCTTTCCAGACCTCGTTCCACCTTGCAAAAGTGTTATCCGTTGACTTGGTAGCTTTTCGTGTAAGTAGTCAAAATTAGGGTTGGCTTTCATTCGTTTTCATAAACGGAGGTAGGTTTTGTATTTTTTCGCCTCCAGTTGTAACGTCTAACTTTTCTCCAAATTTCTTAGGTGCAAGTTTAGACGCTTTCCATTTTCTTGCATCGATTTCTAAACGTGTTCTATTATGGTTATCTACGCGCCTAGTAGTAACTCGCTCATTGCCTTCCCCATCATCATAGATAGTTGTTTCTTCGCATATTCTATCACGGCTTGATAGTTCAATTATTTGATCAGCTAACAACTCAGCTTGTAACTCCCTCGCGCGCGCGTATTTGTCAACTAGTAATTCATCTTCATTAATCCAATTATAAAAAGCAGTAGTTGAAACATCTTTTGATTTGCAAATAGTAGCCAATCCTTTATCGGTTGTAGCTATTTCTTCACAAATCGAATCGAATAACTCTATGGTAAATTTACCTTTCAATACGTCAATTTAACAGTTTCACACGCCTTAACATCAAACGAATCCTTTTTTAACACCGATGTATTGTTGTAATAGGCTATATAATATTTACCAGTTGGCTTTTCGATTACCGTTTTAGACTTAGCGTTTAGCATTAAATCGAAACGTCCATCCGCTCCAGATATAGAACAACCCCCGTACTTATAGGTGTAAATCTCAACCGTTCCGACATTAGAGTTGCAGTTAGTTTCTTTTGAGCAACTACCCATTAATAGTAGTGCTGATAAAATTGCGATAATTGGCTTCATAATTTGTGTTTATACGTCAAAAGTAGTAAATATTCCACAAAAAGCGAAAAATTGTTTCACATTGCTGAAAAGTGTGGACGTTTTAACCTACTGATTATTGTAAATAAAATATGCGAAGTTCGAAGGGTTTATGCCTAATTTATTGGCAAAGGACATAAATACTAAGTCCGTAGATAATTCATGAACAGTAAGATTGTTACTTAACACCGCACTTCTCATGCGCTTTTCTAAACCTATTCTCTAATGTTTTACCACTTCGCTTTGTCCGTTGCAACCTAGTTTCGGTATATTTACAAACCGTACAAGTGAAAGTGTAGTCTACATCTTTCGCAACCGACACCACAATCCAAGCGTTGAAAACTTCAATAGCTTTCTTTTTGAGTTGGGGAGTGGATTTGGATTTAAGAGGTGGCATTGGCTGGCTCAAAATATCTTTTATCGAATCCTGATAAATGCCCAAAATCATCTGGGTATATATCATAATATTTTTCATTTTCAGATTCTACATTATACTTTTTACCAACCGTTAATCCATCTTGATGACTAATTATGCATTTTACTTTTTTGGCTTTCTTTTCCATTTCTTTCTATTTTATTGGTTGTTAATGTTTAAAAATCTCAATATGTTATTCGTTTCATTGGATTCGGTAATAATCTTCCATAATCATTTTACAAGCCATGTCGACAATTTTAAGGTCGTCTACTTTAGTGGTTTGTTTTGATTCGATTCGCTTAATCTGCTCGTTTATCTTTTTCGGGTTGTCAACTTTAGCAGATAATTTCCGCAATTCCTTTAGTGTTTCCGCCTTAGCCTTAACAAACATTTCCCATTTATCGCTGACTGATAAATCTATTTTGCCGGCTTTCTCGTAAATTTTGTACAGCGTTTCGTAGTTATCCGTTTTGAGAACGCCCGTAATTTTGAACTCAGCAATCCGTTTTGTTTCGTTTTCCCAAAACTCTTTTTCGATTTGCGCTATTTCACTTTGCGACTTAATACGATTTTGCTCTTCGATATACTCCCTTTGCTTCAAAATTACATCTTTGCGTTTTTCGTCATTTAAGAACGCCTTTATGAATTTATGGTATGTTATCACGTTTACTCCCATAAACTCGCCAAATTCGCCTCTTATGCCTTTATTTGAGGCAATTTTTAGTTCTTGCATTGTGATGTTTGGAAAGTAGCTTTCAATTTCTTCAATTAATCCGATAACGATTAATGATATTTCGTTTTGGTCTTTCGGCTTTTGACCTAGTGAGTTTATATTAGTGCTTACAAGTTGGTTAATGGCTTTAATTCCATCGCTTTGAGTTTCTCTTAGCAACTGCAAAACAGTTTTTGATTGTGTTGCTTCGAGTATTTGCACCTCCGTTGGCGTAAGTTTTGGCGAATATGTTGTTAATGCTATTTTATCCATTGTTTCGGTTTTTAAAGTAATCTTCAATTATCGGTTGCGCTTTGTAGCTGTTTTCAATTATCTGTTCTGTTTTGCTTTTTTCGTGTGGTTTTCCGTTGTTTTTAAATTTAGAATCATTTTTCGCCCACGTTTCAAGTCTTCTTTCCAATGACCATGTTTTTTGAAGTTCTTTGCGAAACTTTGTATTTGATTGATTTGGTTCAGTCCAGTAAAAATAAAAATCATTTAAAAAATCTCTACCGTAAATAGGCAAATACATTTCGAGTGTGGAAGCAAATTCCAATTTGCGCTCCTCTATGTTATTTTGTTTAGTTGTTATTTTGTTATATTGTTTATCTATACTACTATTGCTTTGTATAGTGCTTTCACATTGCTTTGTCATGTGCTTTAACATTGCTTTATCTAGTGCTTTGTCATGTGCTTTATTAAAATTTGATAGGGCAATTATGTTTGAACTGTACTGGTTTTTGCTTTTTTCTATCAAAATAATAAACCCCCATTCAACTAAATCGTTTAGCGTATTGATGTAAGTATTGTAAGAACGAATACCGATTGCCTCCTTTGCCATTGTTGTTGGTAGCCCAAATTCCTTTTTCCATCCTAATCGGTTGCAATGCTCTATACAGAAGAAATAAAGTATTCCATGAGCAGGTGTAATCTTTGATGGATTATTAAAAGCAAAGTCAAACCATAATCGTGAAAGTTCGTAACTATTCATTACCGGTAATTTTAACTTTTCGATAATCTATAGTTCTGGTGTTCTTTTTTGAATTACAACTTTTGCAAAGAGGCTGTAGGTTTTCAATTTCATTTAAACCTCCACAATGAATTGGTATTACATGGTCAAGTGTAACTCGTTCAGAATCTCCGCAACAAAGGCAATATTCACCATGCAACTCAAAGACTTTATTTCTTATCTTTTTTGATCCGATATATTTTTGAGCAATATTTCTGGGATTTCGTTTATTTAATTCCTTTATTTTTTCTGTATTCTTTAAGTATAATGAATAGATACTTGTAAGAGTTCCGTGCTGTTCTTTTGTTATTTGTTTTGAACTTAATAGTTTAGATAATGCATTTTTAACTACTATAAAACCTTTATCGTCAACATACGTAATTCCATAATAATCATTAAATTTTACAACTTTAGTAATTACTCTAATTGATTTGTAGCGTTCCATAAAATAAAACTGCCCCCTTTGTAGTAGTGCGTACATCGGGGGCGGTTAAAGCCTAAAATAAACTTCCATCAGGCACTACTCTCATGGAAATTGCATTGCAAATATAGTAATTGTTTCGTTAAAACATCGAAACTTGAGTTGATTTATTAATATTAGCAAATCTTTTTTCAGCTTCTTTCATATTAAGAATAGCTTGTTTGTAATAACTATCTTTCAATTCTATTCCTATGGCTTTTCTACCCATTGAAACTGGACTAAACACTTCGCTACCAACACCCATAAATGGAGTTAAAACAACTTCATTTGGGTTCGAGTATAGCTCAATAATTCTATCAATAACATCTAATTGTAATGGGTGAACGTGTTTTTCATCGTCTTCTTCTTTTGAATCTCTAAACGGCAAAACATTATCAATTCTAATATCATCCCATACACTTGATGCGTAACGTTGCCAAATGTAATGATTCAACTTAGTTATTTTATCGTCTTCGTTTATTTTATTCAAATGTTCCCATAATTCAGATTCGTTTAAATTTGAATTATTTGCATTATTCCAAGCTCGTAAAATGTTTGGTAGTATTGGAGTTTCACCAGCGTAATGATTCATTCCGAAAGGGTGTGTTACTGGGACTTCATTTTCGCCTTTCTTTGTAAATACCAAAACATAATCTGGCATAGCTGTAAAACACTTTGTAGAATCCTCCACAATAAATTTGTGCATTAAAGACTGTACCATTGTTCTCATTCTAACCTTTAAAGGTTCTTTCCAAATCGTTATACGGTTTCGGTATTCAAAACCATATTTTGTGTGTAGTCTTATTATTTCATTTGGGAAATCCCATAAACGGCACGTATTATCAAATACATCGGTACAATGTACGGCTGTTATCCTTCCTTTTTTTGTAACCCTTGCAATTTCTTTTATCAAAAATTCGTATTGCTCTAAAAACTGTTCTTTTGTTTCGCAATTGCTAAAATCGTTTTCACTTGAGCTGTAATTGTATAATCCTGCAAATGGAGGACTGTACACGCTCAAATCAATACTTTCATCTTTTAGCGTTGGCATTACTAGCATACAATCGCTATTATAAATAGCGTATCTGTCTGTAATTACTTGGTCTTTTACTTTGTTTTCCATTGTTTTTGTTTTTGTGTTTTATAAAAAGTTAGGTACAATAATGTCTTTATTAAATTCTTTTGTTTTGTGAGTGAATGAACGGTTTACGTTTTCAGTAAGATTTTTGTGCAACTCAATAGCCTTTTGCGTTTTTTGTTGTAACGCCTCCAAAACTCTAGTTTGCCCATCAGACACTACCATATCAATAGTAACATCGTTTTTTTGTCCGAATCTCCAAAATCGTCTTATAGCTTGGTAATACTGTTCGTAGCTCCATGTAGGGAAAAATACAGAATGGTTACAATGTTGCCAGTTCAAACCCATAGAAGTCATTTTTGCTTTAGTTATAAGCCTTTTTATTTCACCATTTGCAAAAGCCAATAGTATTTCTTCTTTTTTGTCTATTGACTGGCTACCGATAATTTCAATAGCTTCTTTGTCTAAACTTTTAAGGATTGAGCTTTCATTGTTTGTATTGCACCAATAAACAGATGTTTTACCATTTGCTAGTTCAATAGCTTTTTCGCATCGTTTTTCTTCTGTTTGCTTTTGTTCATGCCTTACCTCTGTCATTGACTTAGCTATTGGCACAAACATTGAAACTTGGCCGTTAACATCAAACATGGACTGGTTTTTTACGATGTGCTTATTTACAATCAACTCTGGCAAATTGTACCGTTCGTTTGAAAAACCTAAATCGCTAGGCATTTTTGCCATTATAGACCATTGATTAACCCATGCAAAAAAATCTTTTTCAGCGTGTGGTTTTAGATAGAACTTTTCGCCAATGTTTCGATTATTACTATCTACGCTGTTTTGATTGTTTTTAAAGAATTTCCCTAGCATATCCATATAACCCATGTAACCTAAAGCCTCAGAGCTAGTTCCTAGTTCTATAAAATCGTTTGGACTTGGTGTGGCTGTACTAAGAAAACGATAAGGTATCTTTTTTACAAAAGCAGTTACTTCTTGCTTTATTTTGCCGTCAAAGTTCTTTAAAATAGAGCTTTCGTCTAAAATGATACATTCAAAATCTTTGCTATCAAAATAATGTAATCTTTCGTAATTGCATACAACTATTTTTTTAGTATGCTTCCCATCTTTTGAATATTCAATGTCGTCAATTCCTAGCTTTTCAGCCTCTAAAATGAATTGAAAAGCAACCGCTAAAGGTGTCAATATTAAAACCTTTTTATTAGTGTGGTTTACGACATTTTTAGCTATTGATAATTGCACCAATGTTTTACCAAGCCCAGTATCTAAGAACACCGCTACACGACCTTTTAATACTGCTTTTTCAATGACAAACTTTTGAAAGTCAAACGCTATATCTGGAATGTAATTTGTTTTAAATCCAAAGTTTCCGATTGTGTGTTTCTTTTGTTCTAAAAACTTTTTATAGTCTTCCATAAATAAAAAACGCCCCGCAGGTGTAGGAGAACCATTGGGGCATTTAGCCTTTTAAAAATAGATTATGCACAGCTCCTACACTCTGCAAAATCGGTGTGTAAATATAGGAAAGTTTCGGTTAAGTTGAAACGTTTTGTGTTAATTTTTCGCCACATCTTAGGTGACGTATTCTAAAGTTTTTTTCAAACCGTTTAAAAACGTCTTGATTCTTTACCATACGATTCTCGCTATTCTTACAAACGGTGCAAGTTAATTTTAAATCGTTTTCGTTTATCAATATTTTCTCGATGTGATCTAGCATTTCTTTTAATTTATGGAATGTCGGTCAACTATTTGCTTCGTGTTTAATTATTGGCAATATCCAAACCCAATACACCGCTGGTACATTCCGAATGATTTTTTTTACCTTATACAACGTCATGTATTAAATTGCACTCATCACAAATAAACCATTCTTTTTCACTATCTATTTTACCGATAAAATATCCATCTTTTGATTTTTTAGGTTTATTGCACCAATCGCATATTTTATCATTTTCGCCAATTACTTTTACTTCTTTCTTACTTTCACCATCCAACGCCTTTTTCAACGCAATCTTATTCAGATCTGTTGCGCTGTACTCAAACCAGTAACACGGCTCACCGTCTTTTGTTGTGCCTACTTTTTTGACACGTTTAAGTTCGATTTCAAGCGGTATCTCTATTAGCCGTCTAACTTCTCGGGCAATATTAGATATTCCAAAGTCGAAAAAAGCATTTTTAATAGACAATTTCCCGTTGTGGAGCAAGTGTTTGTAAAGTGCTACTTTGCGTTTTGATAGGTTGCTCATGTTGTGGTTGGTTTAGATTAAACTATGAAAATAGTTGATTGTTATTTCACTTTGCTCAAATAGATACTCTTTGTCTAAGTCCCAATGGCAAACAATTTCCCATCTATCAGTATGAAACATACCATGAATATTTATTGATTGTATTGATGTTTCTTTGCATTTTAGCCAATTCAAAACATCATTTAATCTTGGCTCGAACAATATAGTTCTTTCTATACCTAAGTCTATTTCAATAGCTTTTCTAATATCGCTTATGTGTGTGTTCATTCCGCTTGTTTTTTATGTTCTAAAATATTTTGCTCAATTTCCGACAACAACTGCTTATCAGTAGCAAATTCAGCTTCACGAAGGTTTTTAAGGAATCTAAACCCCATTGCGATGGCTTGTATTGCTTCGGTTTTGATGTCTTCACGGCTTGTACCTTTGTGTTTAGCGTCTAATAGTGCTTTGGTAACTTCGCCAACTTCTTCGTGCCATACTGCTAACGCTTCAAACTCATTTACCGGAAAGTTCGGGTGTATTGTTTCGGCTCGTTCTAATTCTGCTAAAACTTCGATTACTATTTTTTCAGTTTTCATGGTTGTTGTTGTTTAGATTGTTCAAATTCTGATTCGATTGTTTCGAGTTGCTCCGTTGTGCAGTTGGTTAAAAATTGGATTATTGAAGACATGGCCATAAGCCGGTTTTCGTCAAAATGTTCGTCTATTCGTTCTGCATTTATACCGATTCGTTTCAAATCGTTTAAAGTACCGTTTAAGCCGTTAATTCCTTTGCCTAGTATATTGTTTAGTTGCGGTATCGGATATTGCCCTTTATAGGCTTTAAATTCGATATTGGCTAACTGTAAAAATAGTACGCTACGTGCAAAAGAGTTGCTAATTGATTGTTTTTGCTCTTGTGTCATTTTTACTAAGTTTTTCGATTTTAGTTGTTAATTGTAATATCTCTATTTCTAAGCCATCGTACATTTTATGGTTACGCTCGATTCGGTATTGATTCCGTTGCATAACCTTTTGTAGTTTGAGTTGCTTTAGTTCGGGTAGTGTGAGCATTTCTATCATTTGCTTAGATTTAAATGTTTGAAATTTTCGTACACATTCATAAATCGAACATCTTGTACATCAATGTACTCCTTTACCTTATTTACGCCCCACATAACCGTTGCATGGTCTTTATGTAACATTGCCCCGATTTCTTTGAATAAAAGGCGGTCATTTGAGCGTAAAAGATACATGAATATTTGCCTGATAAGTAACACTTCCTCGCTCCGGTTTTTTGCTTGTAAGTTTTCCAATGAATAGCCATACTTTTTTAGCATGGTTTCAATAAATAGAATCTTCCAATTGGCTTTAGTCGGGAATATGTTTTCGGTAATTTCGAGGCATTCTATCAACTCTCCTAGTTCCTTGTATTTCTTTTTGATTTCTTCAATGGTGTTCATTTGCTTGTGTTTTTAGTTTTTCAATATAGTTTAGTTTCTTTTCGGTTACGATTTCGGAGCGTTACTTAACTTGTAAGTTCTGCTTTTTAACAATACTTGCACCGTTTACAATCAAACCGCTTTTAATATCGTTTTTAATAGCTGTTTTGTCAACGGTTGGCTTATAGTTGAAGTATTTGCCGTCTAGCAAACTTTCGTTCTCAATTTGCACCGATTCCGATTGTCTAAATGAAAGTTTAAGTGTCGGTGTTTTTACTTCAAAAATTCCATACGATTGCATGGCAAATGATACGGCCTCTTTCAATTTATCATTTGTTGATTCAAGATTGTTTTTGATAGCTGTCAATCGTTTAATTTCGGCATCAATAATATCAACTTCGGATTGGTTTTGCATGATAACAAAACCGTAGTTAGTAGCTTTTTGGGTGAGTTCTTCTTGTGTGATAGTTAAACGTTGCTCAAGTTCGGGGGTTAACTCACCACCCGAATTGATTAATG